GTCGGAGACGCCGCACCGTCGAGGGCCTGGACGGCCTCCAGCGGGTACGTGAACGCCTCGACGGTCGCGCCGAACTCCTCGGCGGAACGCAGGGACGCGTAGACGCGGTTGTCCGCGTACTGCTTGTTGACTTCGGCGCCCGAAGGCGACTCGGTGACAGAGACGAGACCGTTCCAGGCGTATCCGTTGTCGTAGACACCGGCGCCATTGACGGGGTAGAAGACGCCCATCTCGACGCCGTTCTCGTACACCTTCTCGCCGGTCTGGTCCCACTGCAGGACAGACATGTGTTACTCCCCTTCAGAAGTACAAGTTGAAGACGTCGTGGTGAAGGCCGTTGGCCGGATAGTTCCTGTTGAACAGGCACTGCGGCAGTGCCGCGACCTTGTCCGGGATCTCGCTATCGGGATCTCGGTCGATCACGGTGACCATGTACCGTTTGACGTAGATGTACGGCTTGTTGCCAGCGAACTGGGTGTCCGCGCTGTCTCGCTTGTAGACGATGCACGGATAGTTCATCTGCACATTAGCCGGAGGCTGGAAATATACGTTGGGTGTCAGCGACGTGAGCAACTCATGGAGTTGCAGGCGGGACTGGCCCATTGTAGACACCTCCCAGCCTCAAGAGGAGGCGGGGACTCTGGACCTCAACGTTCGAGACCACCCATCGAGTCCCCGCCCACTGCACATAGCGAATGGCAAAGAAATGCTCGTTGGCGTATGCATCCGCAACTATGCTGATCGAGTTATCAACCGAGAGATCGTCATTGACGCTCTCGCCCGACTGGAGTTTCCGCGTGTTCCGAAGAATATCGCCGACGTACTCACGTTCGACGATCACCTCGTTCCAAACTCCAGGTGCTGTCTCAACAGTTGTGGGGCCGTAACCTACCTTCCCATAGAACTTTGCCATTGCCAGCGGCTACGTCACGCGGCCGGACGCTTGAACGTCCAGGAGTCCGCGGCGTTGGTCATGAAGAAGTAGCCAGCCTCCGGCTCGGCGTTGACGACCATGGACTCGCCCGCGGCCAGTGCGGCCTGGGCACCCGCCACGAGGGTGACGCCGTCGCCGTCCTTGTAGACGACACCCGTCTTGGACGGGATGGTCACGACGCCGGTGGTGGAGTTGAACGTCGGCTTGTCGGGCGAGACGAGGACGTTGGCCGCGGCGGTCTTGCGGATGACCTGAGCGGACTTGATCTTCGTGAGCGCGCCGGAGAGCCGCGTCTCCATGAGGTACTTGTACTGGTTGTAGTCGATGTCGAAGTCGTCGAACCGGGTGAGCTCACCGCCCCGATCGGTACCAACCGCGTAGTCCTGGAGGTTGACCAGGATGCCGACGATGTCCTCCTCGTCCTCCATCGCTTCGACGGCGATGATGCCGTTGACCCGGAGGGCCGCGGCGAGGTCGTCGACGCCCGAGTACAGGCGGCGGTTGGAGTTGTCCTCGTCCTTGAGCAGGAGCATCTCGGTGAGAACCTGCTCGGTGGTGAACAGGGTCGGCCGGCCGGTGCCCTTGTAGAAGCGGCGGGCGCGGAGGATGGTCTCAATCGCCTCGTGGTACGAGGAGCTGGCGTCGTCGAGGTTGACCCACACCGTGGTCATGTACAGCTCGTGCTCGTTGGAGATCGAGCGGATGCCGTCGCCGGAGGCGGAGGCCATCGGGTCCTGGATCTTGTCCGGGTCCGAGACGTCGCGGCCGTCGCCGAAGAGGATCGCACGCGCGATCTCCTCCTCGATCATGAGACGGATCTCGCCCCACAGCCAGGCGACGATGTCGAAGTCCGTGACGTCGATGATGTCATCGCGGTCGAGCTTCTGCTTCTTGTAGATCGTGGTCGGGCCGGTCTTCCGGGAGGAGACGGCGAACCACTCCTCCTTCTTGTACGTGCCCTTGATGTAGCCCTTGGCCCGCGCCTCGTCCTGCGTGATGTCCGCGACGAGGGTCTTGATGCGGGAGAACGGCCGGCGGTCGACGCCGTTGAGGACGCTCGCGACCCACTCGGTCCGGCGCTTGTTCCACTCGGGCGTGGCGGAGATCGCCTTCGCGTCCGGGAACAGGATCTCGATGTTCTCGACGCCGTGCGCGAGGGCGGCCTCGTCGAGGGCCTCCTTCAGCGATCCGACCTTGACGGCCTTGGCGGCGATCGCCTTGAACTCGGCGTGGGTCAGAGCCTTCTTGCCGTCCGGCAGGGTGCCGGTCGCGGACTGGTCGAACACGTTGCGCGTCATAGCGCCGGTTCCTTCCTGGTGGTTGAGGTCGCCCTCGTCGGTGTTGTCGGAGTCGTCACCGTCACCGGCGGCGTCGTCCTTCTGGTCGTCCTCGGTCGAGGTGCCCTCGTCGGTGTCCGAGTGCTCGGCCTTCGAGCCCGCGGCTTCCAGAGCAGCCTCGACGAACGCGTGGACGACGTCCTTGGCCTCGTCGTCGAGCTCGTCGTAAGCCTCCTGGAGCGTCTTCCCGGAGTCCGAGTCATCCGAGTCGTCAGCGTGCTGCAGCTCGATCTGCTCGCCGGTCTTGATGACGGCCTCGTCCTCAAGCTGGGTGAAGTCGTCCGGGTCGTCGCTGTGGGCGATGCGGACGAAGTCGATGACCGCGCCGGGGTTGGCGCCGGCCAGCACGAGCGACACCTCACGGATCATGCCGTGGATGACGTTCTTGCCGCCGTTGATGGCCTTCTCGACCAGCTGATTGGCGTAGATCGACAGGTGCTTGATGTCACCGTGAGCGACCTGCAGCTTGGCGTTCTGTCCCGCCGGCGTCTCGTTGAAGTACGCCTTGCAGTAGACGCCCTCGTCCCGGTGCTCCAGCACGGCGTGGCCCAGAACGTTCTCCGGGTTGCTGTGACCGTGCATCCAGACCAGCGGCACCTGCTGCTTGTCCATGTGCTTGAAGGCTTCGGGCGTTATGGTCCGGCCGTCAGAGCACTTGAGGTTGGCCTTCGTGGCCCATCCGCCAAAGTCAGGTACCATTTTGACGGTTCCCTCCCGTCTCTATCAGTTGAGGTGGCGACTCCGACGGAGCCGGTTCGATTGCGCGCGGAGTTCGAGCAGGAGTGAGCTGCTTGTTGTCCGGCATGTTCGGATTGGTGAGCTTGTCCGCGGACGGGTCCTTGGCCGGCTTCCAACCGATGGCTGTTCGGATGTCGTTGCCGGTCGCGATGCGGTTCCGGACGAACTTGTCGCCGATCTCGGCGAGCTGTTCCATGGCGACGAGCTTGAACGGGTTACGGTACCACTCGACCGAGTGACCTTGAGTCCGCGCCGTCTTCGTCAGGAAGGCTCGACGCATGGCTTCGCTGATCGCGTCAAGGATCGGGTCGATGGTGCGGAAGAAGTAGTTGTTCATGGCCGCTTCGTCCGCCGTACCGTCCATGACGGCCGGGGTGATGCCCAGCTGATTGTGGAGCAGATCCGTGAAGTACTTGATCTCGTCGAGGAGCTTGTTCTCCACGGGTCGGTTCAGCTGGGTGATCTTCTCGGTTCCGTCTGTGTAGGCGATGCCGTACTGGCTGCCCTTCAGCTGGAACTCGATGTCCTTCCGGCGTTGCTCTGCCTGCTGCCGGCGAGCCTCGGACTTGATCACGTAAGGCAGCTGGATGATCATGTCGAGTTTGCCAGAGCTGTTCTGGTCGTCGACGTTGTCCAGAAGGTTCAGCTTCCGGATGAGCCGTTGGTAGGTCGAGTTCGGCTCGTTCATCACCGTATAGAGAGGGTTCTCCACAATGGCGACGAATCGTTTCGGCAGCGTGATCTCTTCCTTCATGCCGGACTGCTCGTTGTAGAGCATGACGCGGACCGCATCCGGGAACCACGCGATGATCTCGCCGACTCGAAGAGACCTGATGTCGAAGCCTCCGGAAGTAGCCGGGTTCACGGAGGTCTCTACCGGAACGATGGCGACTACGCCCTTCTCCAAGACCGTCTGCGCGACGTCCTGCCGGAACTGACGGCCTCCCTGGTCCATGTTGGCTTCGACCTTGAGGCAGTCGTTCAGACCGCTCTTGATGTCTTCGACGTACCGCTCTTCGTCGTCCAAGCGGACGTGTCGAATCGGTACTTCGGAGACATCGATTGCGATTCGCGTGATGATCGACGCGATGATGGAGCGTTCGTTGCCGAACGAGAACCGCTGTCGGTCAGGCCGGCCGCCGTAGTTGAACCCACCATGGTTCTGGTTGCTGGAATATGGGTCCGTCGTGAAGGCGTTCCAGGCGTGTTGCAAGCTGGTCTTCAGTCGGGATAGCAATGCCATGAGTCACCCCCTTTCCTGGCTACTCGAAGGCTTCCTTGTTGAGCTTGTACGCAACCCATGCGTCCATCAGGGCGGCCACGTTGTCGATCTTGGCGTCCTGCCGCTTCTTCAGCAGCTTCCGGTTGCCGTTCGTGTCCTCCATGGTGATGGCATTACCCATCGCGAACTTCATGAGCTCCTGATCAAACTTGAGCAATCGTTCTTCACTAAGAGTCTTGAGTTCCCCAAGCGGGACAGACTCAGTCCTCGCCCCCTGAATCACTTTCTCGATGCCAAACGGACCGTTCTCGGCTTCCCACCGAGTGACGAACTCCTTTGCGTTGTACGGGTCGAAACCAAGTGCGCGCACGTCATAGCTCTTACGCTCGATGTGAGCTTCGAGGTCGTCGTAGACCTCCATCATGTCGAGGATCTCGCCTTCGAGAACGTGAAGGCTACCTTCGGCAATGAACTCCTCGTACTTCTGGCGCATGGCGCCCGGGAGTTTGTAGAGAGTGGTTGTCGTGATGTAGCTTCTGGTCTTTACCCCGTACCCGCGTGGCAGTGGAAAGAGGAATGTGAACGCGCAGAAGTCGTCACCCTGCGAGAGGTCAGCACCAAGAGCACAAGGCATCTGCCAGTACTCACGTGAAGGACGATGGGGAATGGTCTCCTCGTAAGTGAAGAAGTACGAGTAGCCTTCCATCGGGATTCCAAAGCGCTTAGCCAGGATGTCATTCCTGGCGGCCGGGGCTTTCTCAGCTCGTTCAACGTCGAGTTGGTAGGTGTCATAGGTGATGGTCTTTCCGAGGTTCGGATTGGCCTTCAACCACATGGCCGGATTCGCTACTTCCTCAAGTTCGTCCAGCTTGTAGTGCCAGATCGAAACATGTGGCGCTTGGTACTCGCCCTTGAGAATGTCAGCGAGTTCCATTTTGATGGTATCGCCCGAACCGTTGCGGACGGTTCCCTCCGAGCTGATGGCGACGATCAAGAAGTCGTCCAGCTTCGAAGCACCTTGCTCGACGGCGCCGACGACATCCTCTCGGAGGTCACCGGACAACCATTCGTCGATCGTTGAGACCTTAGGGCGAAGGCCCTGGAGTTTGTTGATCGACATCGGACGGACCTCAAGCAGAGATCCGGTCAGGAAGTTCTCGACGCCCTTCTTGGTCGACGCCAGCTTGACCCGGTTCGCCTTGGAACCAGTCGTGTTCTGCATCGACCCTTCGGTCAGGAACTTGAAGAGTGGTCCGCGGCTTCGGATGATCGCGGTCCTGAACGGCGACATGACCTCATCGGCCTGCTTCATCGTCGGCGCCGTGGTGATCTGATGCGTCGTCGCTGTGTCGATGTTCAGGAAGTACGCCTGGATACAAGCCGCATACATCGACTTGGCAGCACCGCGGGCAACGATCAAGTACTGCTTGGTCGTCAGCCGCTTCTTGACTACTTTGTCGATGTAGTGGCCTTCTTCGCCATTCTCTCCCGGCTCGTAGACCGACCGATTGACGAAGTAGTACCAACCGAAGATCTGTTCCGCCCACAGCTTGAACGTAGGAAGCAGATGGAGATCGCTGCCGTCGGTAAGCGTGAGTTCCTTCTCGCAGTAGAGGATGAAACCCTCGACTGAGTTGTCGTCGTAGTAGATGTTCGGGTTGGCGATGAGCGCGTCAATGCGGTTCATCTCCAAGGAGACTTCCCGGTTGACAGGAATCTCGCCTCGGATCACCGCGTCACGGAACTGCCCGTAGTAAGTCGGGACAGCCGTGTTCGACAAGGCCATTACTAACCCTCCCTCCTTCTACCGACCGGCGAACGCCTTGGCGATCTGGCCAACGGCGAACTTTCGAGCTTCCTGCTTGCCGATGTCGAGAAGCAGGTCCTTGACCATCTTCTTGGCTTCGGCCTTGGGGCCGGTGTCGCTCTTCTTGTAGCGCTTCTCCAGGTCCATGCGCTCCAGATATGTCTTCAGCTCGTCGTTGCTGAGAGACTTGAGGCCGCCGGACTTGAGCTTCTTCTTGACGTCCTTGGCCGTGGCGGAATCTTCGGAACGGGGTGGAGCAGCCGACGGGTTGGACCGACGAACACCCCATTTCATGCCCTTGATCCCGTAGTGAGCCAGAAGGTCATCCGGGCGTTCGGAGTGCTTGAGAGCGAGTTCCATGTTCGTCAACCCTCCCCAAATCGGATCGTCTTCTTTGAGCTCCGGTGGCGTGTAGACCTCCTTGAAGCCCTTCTTCTCGTAGATATGACGAGCATCCGGTGCGTTGCCCGGGACCTCAAGAGTGACTTTCTTGAGACCTTGCTCGCGCGCGAGGGATATGGCGGAGTCCATGGCCGCGGAGGCGTAACCGTTACCGCGGGCACTGTTCTTCACCCCGACCCAGACCACGTTGAGAGAGTCCTTGGACTCCCGATACAGAGACATCTCCCCGACGGACTTGCCGTCCTTGTCCTTGATGGAGAAGTTGCTGCTGTTGTTCGTGCGTTCCCGCACGTTCTTGCTGATCCGAGACAGGAGCTTCACGACGCCCGGCGTAGGGCTGCCGCTGAGGGTCAGCTTGTCACCGTTCTTGAGAGTGACAGTTCGATCCTCGGTCTTCTGCTTGATCTCGGGCTTGGCAGAGGGGTTGGTACGTCGAACGCCCCACTTCATGCCCTTGATCCCGTAGTGACGGAGAATATCGGTGATCTCGTTCTCTACGCTGCCGGCACGTTCGGGTCGATCCACGAGTCCCCCTCTCGGGTCACGTTGAGGCGCCACTCCATCTTCTCCACTTGCTTCTGCATGGAGTCAACAAGGTAGCCGGTTTGGGGCGGGTCGAACATCAGCCGGACGCGGAAATATACGTACGACTTGACGGAGCTGATGCGGACATCGCCGGCGAGGAAGGCGTCCCACGTGGGGACGTTGTCTTCGATCATGAACCCGCCGACGGGACCGACCCCAAGCTGTTCGAGGTCTGCGAATACCGTGTTGATGTGAGTCAAGATGTCGAGGTCGAAAACCGTCAGCGACGGGTCAACGCCGACCATCTTCTTGACGCTGTCGAGAATGCTTTGGTCCACGTGGGACACCTCCCTTCGAAGTACTACTTGAGGCGGCGGTTGACCTCGGCCTGAACGGCCTTGGCGTTGTAGCCCGCGCGCGTGAGACGCTGGACACGAACCTCACCGCTTCCCCAGTCGCCGTGGATGACCTCGGAGGCGAGCTGGTGGACGGTCTTCCGCGAGTTCACGCCGAGCAGTCGGTTGACCTCCTTCTGCACGGTGTCCGAGTTGTAGCCGGCCTTGGTCAGGCGGGTCACTCGGTTCGTACCGTTGCCCCACTTGCCGTCGATGACCTCGGAGGCGATCTGAGCGACCGTCTTCCGGGGCATGAGCTTGCGGTCGACGATCTTCTGGATCGCGGTGGGGTTGTAGCCGGAGGAACGGAGCCGCTGGACGCGGACGTAGCCGTTACCCCACTTGCCGGCGAGGACCTCGTCAGCGATCTGGTCGTTCGTCTTGGTCTTCTTCGGCGGGGGGTCGACCGGAGCCTTGTCCGAACCGGGCGCCTGGTAGGTGCCGGTGAAGAACAGCGCGTGGACGTGGTCCATGTGGTTTGCCGTGGTGTTGCCTCGATCGGCCATCTTGCGAACGGCGCCGGGGCTGGTCACGGTCGAGGTGATGTGCTGTTCCCAGATGACGTGCTGGAGCCGGAGGCGAGCGCGGTTGCGCCAGATGTAGTCGCGGACCCACTGGCCGGCGGCGTGGTTCTTGACCATGAAGTCCAGGGCACGACCGCTGTGGTGTTCGGTGTTGCTCGCGTTGCCGTCGTAGCCCCACATGAACCAGACGTCGTGGCCGGCCTTCTGGGCCGCGTCGAATATCTCCTTCGAACGGTCCTTGGTGGGACCGGCGACATTGCCGAGCTTCGAGCTCGCGTGCGCGTACGTAGTCATTCGGTGACCTCCTCGGCCTCGTAGTCCGCCGCGGTCTCCTGGGCGAGAACGTTGTCTTCGTCCGTCTCCTCGACGGGCGGGCAGGGAGCGCCTTCGGGCGTTTCCTTCTTGGTGGTCATACTTCCTCCGTTACCAGAGCTTGGTGTCACCGGGCTTGCGCTCGATAACAGGGCGGGGTAGCAGACTTTCATCGCCGTAGTGGATGGCGTTGTGAGTCTGATGCGTGACGGTGATCAGGAACTCCGGATCGAGGTTTGCCGGGTTGCCAGACACGATGTCGTGGGTGGTCATCGGGTTCATGTGGTGGATATAGAGACCAGAGTGGATGTCGTATCCCTCGATCCCCAGATCACAGCCCATGTCCCGGGCAATAACCTCGTGCCGGACCTGTCGCCATTCCCGGGAGGTGTAGAACTGCTGGTTCATCCACCGGTCGTAGCCGAAAGTGGTTTCACCAACCTGCCCGCGGAGCTTCAGGTACTTAAACCGATCTTCAAACGTCAGAAGACGACGCAGATCGGAATAACTCCTATTCATTCTGATCAGATTCGGTCGGCGGAGGACCATTGCCGGTATAGGCACGGAAATAGTCCATCGCTTCGCGGAACAGCTCGTCAGATTTGACAGAAGCCTCCATGGCTTCCTTCTTGACGACCAGGAGTTCGTTCTCGTGGGCGATCCGCTGCTGTTCGAGCCGTTCGCGTGACGATCCGAGCTTCATGAGCGCGACAGTCTCAGTTGCCGAGGCTGTGCCATCTCGAAGTCGCTGCTCGACGAGGTCGAAAGCCAGCGAAATCATCTGGTTCTCTCGGACCTGAGGAGTTGTCGCTGGTCTACCGGTAGTTCCCGGCGGTTCAGGTTCCCTTCTCGGACGAGAGACCATAGTTTCAACTCCTTTCGATCAGGTTCCTGTCAAGAAAAGTCGGGGTTGGGGGTGCGGGGGAAGGGGTCTCTGAGTCAAAAGAACCCCCGGAGGAAACCACGGGGGCAAAAAATTTCTCGGAAAAGTCCCCGCGGGGAAAAATA